ACCATTCGGAATGCTCCTGCAAGACCGATATTTGCGGCTGTTCCTGCTACTGCTGCACCTGTATTAGCGACCTGTCCTGCGGTATTCGCACCCTGAGCCACAGTCCCTGCTGCCGTTGCTGCATTATTGGCGGTCTGAGCCGCTGTATCAGCCTGAGTTGCGGCGGTGTTCGCTAACTGAGCTGCGGTATTGGCGGCTGTGGCTGTTGCTTCTGCCGCTTGCTCTCCTGCCCCGATAGCAAGGAGTTTATTCCACCACTCTTTAAGACCATTGAGGGTAACGAGAGTGAAAGCAGAGTCTTTATTCAAGGTCTGCTGTACTTGCTGCAATCCCATAGTGATAGACATAAGAGATTGCACTTTGAGCATAATTTTCTGCAAATCCTCATTCTCTCCTGCGAAAAGAGCAATAGTACCCTGAGCGGCTGCAAAAGCTCCCGATACGCCTGTAAGACCTGATATGAGACCCTGCATACCTCTTTGGTCGTGAGCGAGTATATTTGCCTGAGTGGTAGCATCCGCCCAAGCGTCGGTAAGAGTTGCAGCTTCGGCTCTCATCGCCTCATATTGAGCAGTACCACGCTGTCCTGCCGCTTCCATAGCGACAAGCTCCTCTCTGAGCTGACGGAGTCGGGTTCTGATAGATACCTGAGCGGTTTCATTCTTTTTCGTAGTCTCGGTATTCTTCTCTATCTTCGATGCGTTCTGCTCTAATACATCAGATTGATTACGAAGTTCTGAAAGGAGTTTCTTTCGGGTGTTGATTTCCTTTTTAAGCAAAGCCTCTTTTTGGCGAAGAGCATTGTATTCTGCATCATTCCCCGAATTGAAAGCCCTACCCATAGCATTATGAATTTCATAATACTCTTTTTCGAGATTTTCGAGGTCAGTCTCGTGCTTCATACAAGCCGCACCAATCTCGCCGAGCTTCTGTCGCATCTGCTCGGCTGACATTGCACCCTCATTCATAGCGAGAGCCTCAGCTTTTAATCGCTGCTCAGTCTGCAAAAGAGCATCGGCGGTTCGTCCTGCCTCTTCGATTACTTGCTGACGAACTGCGATAACCTCTTCTATTGCTTGTTTTTCTTGCTTTATAGCCTCGATTTGCCCTGCATCGGCATTATTACTCATCGCCTCTTTTTCAACCTCAGAGAGACGCTTATATTCATTTTCGAGTTCTCGAATAGCAGCACCGTTAGCATCGACAACTCGGTCTATTTCATCATAGGCTGTTTGAATGGTAGATAAAGACTCTGCGGCATTGGAGACAATATCGATATTAAGTGTAGGGATATTCTGCAAAGCTTGAATAATCTTCGAGCTTTCGGCTTCTACCGATGAACCGAGATTACTAACCTTTGACTCCATAGCGGACATACCCTCATCAAATCCTGTGAGGTCTATCGCTGTTCCAAAACTTAAAGTACCGTCATCTTGTTTCATACTCTTACTACCTCTTCGTCTTCAAAATTGAATTTGTTATAATTATCGGGATTGTTGGCATCCTTACTATCGTCATAGAGAGGTCTATCCTCGCTATCATCTTTGTCGCCCGGCATCGGCATCGCCCTGCTGAATAAATGAGCATTTGCAAAGCTTATATCATACAGAGCATATTCCTTTGTTACATTAAAGGTCTTAGCTACGCCAAGAACGGTTGCCCAGATACTATCGTTTAATCCACCACTTCCTTTGTTGGTTTGAGAATGTTTGCCTCGCTTAGGGAAGTGGTAATACCGAAAAAATCCTTTATCTCCAATGTATTTAAGCGTTTAACGACTACATCAAATAATACAGAGGGTCGCATATTTTCGAGTATAATCTTCGTTAATTCTGCTTTCTTATCAACCTCTACCTGATACCTCACTTCCTTTTTCCAAAGACCGAAAAACCTCTTTTTAATCATCGTGCGAGTCTGAGTCTCTTTGAGGTTCTTTGCTCCCAAAATGAGTACTGCGGCAATCTCGCCAAGAGGCTTGAAGAAGCGAGCGTGATGCAATACCGAGTAGGTAATCTTCTCTTTCGGCACAATCTCCACCACAGGGAGAGTTGAGATGAGTTCTGATACAATGATAAGTGTAGCAATAGAGGGAGGAGCAATCTTATAAACTTCTCCCTCTATCTCGATGCTTCCAATCTCTTTTTCGAGGATAGTAGAAGCGACCTTTTGTTCGATAGTCATATCCATAACGAATAAATATATTTAGTTGCGAGGGAGGGACTCGAACCCCCGACCTTTGGGATATGAACCCAACGAGCTACCACTGCTCCACCTCACGATATACGGTTTTCTCCTCCCAAACCGTAAAAGGGTGTCTATTCCACTCGTCAATCCTTGTAGGATATTAGGTTGTCGCCCAATCGGTCTGCTTAACTCGGAACTTCTTGTAAAGTTCTCCATCTTCGCAAGCAAGGATTTTGAAAGTCAAGTCCACATAAGAACCCTCTTCCTCCGAACTGCCAGGACGGAACTTTACGCTCGTTCTACGAGCCTTGATACCGATTGCTCCGATATTCTTAGGAGTCAGTTTTACAGAGAACTCGCCGCTAACGACATTAGTCTTTACGGTAAGCTCATCGCCCTCCTGAGAAGTGACTGCACCTGTAAACATAGCCTCCTTATCGAAGTCCATTTCCTTGACACGAGTAGTGATAGTTACGGTAGGTTCGCCCTCCTCCTCAGCTATCACGATACCGCCTGTTGCAGTGGCGGTCAAAGTCTCTCCGTCTTCGGTTGCAAGGGTTGTCGATTTATCGTTGATAGTTCCGACATTGGTCAGAGTATCAGCCATAGCATCGTTCTCGCCTGTCTTACCGACCTCGATTTTACACTTCGACCACGACATTACGATTTTCTTTGCCATAATCTTGTTGATTTATTCGGTTATACGTTTAAACTTAATTCTTGCATAGATAAAATGCTGCTCTATCTCCTCATTACGCATTGTGGTAGGTGTAACATCGGTCATAAGCCAATACTCGGTATCTCCTGCATTATTGACAAAATCAAGAATAAGCTCCTCTAACTCTCCGATACGGTTCATATCCTTTACCATACGACCGTCTGAGTATGGAATATCAGGAACATACAGATTAAAGATTACCACTCCCGACTGCACTTGCTCATCAATCCCTGCAAGGAACTTGATAACCAAATCCTCAGTATTAGCATCGACTGGTCTCATTCCTGAACGGTATATACCGCCAAGAATAGCCTCACCGAGCCTACTCCCTTTGACGAAAGTAAAGAAATCTCTCTCTATCTGATTTTCTGTCTTTATTGCCATTATGCCAAATATCCTTTAAGTAGTTGATTTACGAGTTTCTCTGCTTCGAGTTCTGCCGATGTGAGTACATCTTTATGATGAACCGCCTCGACATAAGCTGCGTACTTCATTCCCGCACATACTATCAAGACCACTCCCCAAGGGAATTTCGCTTGTAGCTTTTGTAATAGAGCTTCTGCGGCAGGAGGACCGTCTGCACCATTCCCTTTTTTACCACTATACTGCTCAGGTACTCCATATTTCACAGGCTTTCCGTCATAGAGAACTACATAACCGATAGATGACCTCAGATTGCCAGTATCATCACCATAGCTTCCTCTCTCACGAGCTATTTTGACGCATTCCTCGCCTATTTGAGAAAGGCGAAATACGAGAAAATCGACAATATCTTTCATCTTAGCCTGTAACCCCTCTCTGAGCTTACGCATATCGGTTTTACTGACTATGACTCCTTTATATTTGCCGTGATGAGTAACCGTTTTTGCCATTCCGCTATACCATTATCTGAGTTCTCCCTACGGTAGTAAGAGGCTCGGCAGACAATACCGAGTACTCGCCGAGGCCTTCGCCTAACCTTTCAAGTTTGATACGATTATGAGGGAATTTTTCAAGCTCTATCAAGATGATAAATGATGCTTGCCTAAACTCTCCGTCCTCGTATTTACCTTTTCGGGTATCTTTATTGGTCTTGATTGAGCAGGGTATCGCCTCGCTCCAAGTGGTCTGAGCCTTGATAGGCTCGCCGAACTCATTAAGACCTCCCTCGGTTGTTATCTGATATTGTAATGTGCCGTTTGTCCTCATATTACCATAGATTACTACCGTCCTCAATTATTCGCATATCATCAGATAAGATTTCCTCAGCATCAAGACCATAGATACCGCAGTAATACCTGATACTCTCTTTGATTGCATCTTCCGAACGGACAGAGACCGAAACGCCATTCTCTGAACGACTACTTTCGATATATCCTTTAACCAAGCTGACAGCTACCCGAAAGAGGTTTGCATCTTTCGGAGTAGCCTCAGCCTTTGGGTCGATACCCTCATTGAAAAGCATCAGCTCGATAGTTGCGTTATCGGGATAGAATGTGCTTGCTATTGCATTGCACATACTTCTTAATGCTTTCAGATTGTCCATACCGATTACTGCTGCGTTTTGAGGGTGTAAATTCCGTTCATCTCGGTAATCACAGGAAGAGCGAGAACCTCAGCCTTAGTGAACTCAACGCCATTAGAACCCTGAGTTTCGCCAACGCCCCACTGAGATACACGAATACGACCGTAGTTAGAGTAAGCAACACCATTCTCAGGCTTAATCTCATTGTTCGCCCAAGCGTTCTTAACAACGCCGAGCTTACCGTCAGGAATAAATACCATATTCTTGGCGTTCCAAGGAGAATAAGGAGTACGGTTCTTGCCATTCTGAATACGAACCTGTCTGCGGATAGTCTCGAAGATAGGGAAGTTGTTTTCCTGCATATACTCATTGAGGTCTTTCAACTGAACAATCTTAGAAGATTTATCAGTACCCCAAATCATCTGCTTAATCTTCTTGCTTCGGCACATATACGAGATAAGGCTCGGAGCGCAGAGGATTTTGCCGAATACAGCCTTATCCTGAGCTGCATCGATGATACCCTGAACATCCTCGAAACAATCTACCGTAGCGATATTATCGTCCGTCCAAGCGGTCTTAGATGAAGCGATATTCTCCGCAGGCTGATTGAAGTCGATTACGCCACGAACACCGCCCTCAGGGTTGATGGTATCGTCAAGCTCCACCTTACCCTCGTTAGAGAGAGGACGGAGGAAGAGAATATCAAGCTTTGCGAGGACAGAGCTAACGGTGGTCTGCACATTGCCCCACATCAAATTCACGAGCTGCTGAGTCTTGACCTTATCAGGCAAAGACTTACTATCGAGGATTTGCAAAATCTTGCGATAATCCTGAATAGTCATAGGCAGAGTGATTGCGTGGTTCAAGATACGCTCCTTAACCGTTTCGAGACCCTCAGTACCGAGGATAGCCTCTTTCGAGTTATCGCCGATAGTAGGAGCGGCTACCGTGATATTGTACTGTCCGATGAGTTCCTCGAAGTCGAGACCGATAGTCGGTACATCCCAATCAAGGAAACGCTCGAAGATTACATTATCGAAGAGCTTTTTGTTAAGCTCCGAAGCCGCATCAAAGCGAACCTGAACATTCTTTGTCAAGTCGCCGAAAATTGAGCTATAAAGTAATTCAGCCATAGCGTTTACTGCTTAATGAACAAAATGTTCGGGTTAGACTTGAGGCAAACGCCATTCTTCCACTCATCGAGAATAGGGCAGCTCAGACTCGGATAGAGAACTACCGCCTCGTAAGCTGCATCGATAGTAGGAAGACCTTTGCCATTAAACTCTTTCACTGCACCGACAACCATATTAGGCTCGTATTTTGCAGAAGCCTTACCCTCTTCTACTGCCTCAGACTCTACGACAATATCATCTGCTGCAAGACCTGTGTAGGCAGCCGACAGAGTGATTACATCGTAGTCCGCATTCGTGGTGTCGATTGATTTGATGGTAGGAGTCGAAGCACCGTCTCCATTCTTGGTTACTACATCGCCGACAGCGAAGAGATGACCTTTCGCTACTCGGAATGCGGTAGTAGTGCCTCCTGCAAGAACCTTAGCGGTCTTACATACAGCTGCACTCATCGCAGCGAAATCAACGAAGATAGGAGTACCTCGATGCAAGACCGTCTCAATAGGGAAACTCTGCACAGGCTTGAAACCGCCAGGCAAAATCTTACACTCTCCACGCCAAATTTCGGGAGTGTGTCCCTTGACTGCTGTTTTCTTGAAATCAATAGCCATTTTACAATCTGTTTTTGAGGTTAAAAAATAGGAGCTTACTTGTTAGGCAGGCTCTCAGCCCAAGACTTTGCAGCCTCTTTCATAGCTGCCTCGGTAGTGCCTGTTTCGTGCGCTTGCTCCTTAGGCACGAGATTGTTGTTGACTAATTCCTGCTTGTAGTCCGCAAGTTCTTTGTCGATGTCTGCATCCTCAGCGAATGAGACTCTCTTCATCAGATACTCAGGAATACCGAGCTTCTTAGCCTTTGCAGCGATTTCAGCATCACGAGTGGTCTTTACTTTCTCAGCTTTCAAAGCATCATTCTCGTCCTGCAATGCCTGTAATCGGCTATCGTAAGACTTCATCTGCTTTTTGAACCACTCAGGCACATCATCACCGCCATTGCCTCCCTCATCATCGCCCTCTTCATTAGATTGCGTTTTGACTGATTTAGGCTTTTGACCACGAGTCTTTCTTGTGATTTCCGCTTGCATAGATTTAGCGAAAGGCACAAGCAAATCCACTTTTGCGTTGATGTCTTCGTCAGAGGCATCATCGGCAAGACCCTCAGAACCGAGTTCGCTCAGCTCTTCGAGTGCCTTACTTGTTAATCCCATATCCTTGCATTTTTCGGATAAGAGCTTAATAAATTTCTTTTTCATTTTGCGATATATTTTTTAAGAGTGTGTACTATCTCCACGCAAAAGTAATAAGAATTTCTCGAAAGTGCCTATAAAGCACCAAGAATTTTGCAAAAAATTATTTATGTGGTAATCACACTGTTATAACATTAGTAGTCATTTTTTCCTAAATTTCAAGCACTTTTCTTGCGATTTTTGTTGCCTATAATCAAAATAGGCTATATCTTTGCAAGCATAAAACAGATACTTAATAGGTATTTCACTTAAAATAATAATAGATATGTTACAGCACGAATTTGAAGAAAGAGTTGGTTTTCAAGTACCAGAAGAGGAATTTAACAAAATCAATGCGATGTATCTTGATGCAGGTCAAAATATCGATAAAGATGTATTCTGCAAAGACTATAAAAAGCATTGTGATAGCCTCCTCCTCAAAATCTTCTATATTCAGAGTTGCAACCTGAGAGAAGAGTTAGAGGATTACTTTGAAATGGTCGAGTTTCTTATCGGCAAATCGAGAGCTTATGATGATACCGATTTCCGTCGCAAGGCAGTAAAGCTCGTGGGAGAGAGAAAAGTCGTCTTGACCACAATGGAGATGGGTCTCCCTCTTTGGGAAGAGGATATGAAGTTTATCAAAGAGAATTTAAGATAATAATCAGGGGAGGGCAACCTCCCCACAAATCAACGCAACTATGAAAGAGTATTCAATTTACATCAAAGATGCACATAATTGTGATGCAGAGTTTGACCTCGATACAGAGGCTGTAATCGCCGAATTTGAAGCTAACGGCTTCAAGGTAACAGAAGAGGCTATCGCTCATAACTTCAATGCTTGGTTGGGCGATTATAAGAGCGGCTATCGAGACGAAGAAAACGGTTATTTCCTATTCACTCCTTGCGGTTGTAATCAACTGAGATTTGAAGCAATGGAATTGATAGACGGAGCAGATTATCAAACAACTTATATAGCTTAAACTATGACAAGAGTAACATTCTTTCTAAATGGCGAGGAGGTCGCCTTTGTAGAGGTTTATCCCTCTCAGTTCGACAGGTTCATTATCATTATGTCGAGACTATGCAAATATGCGGCTCATTTCGGCTATAACATTCAATACTCATACGAGAAAAAAAGTAAATAACTTATAAAAATTCAGAGATATGGAAACAACAATGGAAAACAAATTCTTCGATTTCGAGAAAGCAAAGGTTCAGGTTCTTACTCTTGACCAGTTAGAGAGAACCCATAAGGAAAATGATGTGTACGGAAATCCTCTCAGAGGTATCTATCACTACTCTTTGTTACAAGAGATTATTCAGATGTGTAATGAGCAGAACTACAATGTAAAGGTTTATGACCTCTTCGCAGCTCAGAATAAAGACCGCAATACTCCAGGTGTGGTCTTACTCCCTCAGGTTGAAGCTCAGTTCGGAGAAAGAGCTGTTGAAGCTCATATACTCCGCAGAGTCTTTGCAAATATCCGCATTACCGATTTCGATGATGAAGAGAATACAACCAATCTCGCAGTCGCATTTCATCAGAAAGGAATACAGGTCGGTTTCGGCGATATGGTCAAGATTTGCCATAATCAATGCTTGTTATCTCCTGATAAGTATATCGCTACTTATTCAGATAAGGGAACAGGGCGAGGCAATGGAGTGAGTATTCCTGAGCTTCTCGATACGGTCAAATCGTGGTTACTTGATGCTCGTCATATCATCGTAACCGAGCGTGAGAAAATCGAGAAGATGAAGCAAATCGAGGTATCGGCTCAGCAGATGTTTACTCTTATCGGTATGCTGACAGCTCTTCGTGTGAAATGTGATACTCATATCACGGAAATCAAAGAGAACCGAGTATATCC